TCTGGCTGCCTCTCTCCGATGCAGTCCAAAGTTCACCAAGACAGTCCATTTACCGCCCGACCCAACCCAGATCAAGCGTGATGCCGGCCAAGAAAACCCAAGCGCTACGAGGGGCAACGGAACCAAGGCTTCACAGCCCTTATCTCAAGGGCAAATCCAAGGTTGATGATGTAATTGAGCTGGCCAAGCTCATCGAGATGCCTTTGCTCCCTTGGCAGGAATTCTGCTTGCGAGACATGCTCAAAATTGACCGCAAAGGGAATTGGCAGCGTAAAACCAATCTTCTGCTTGTAGCCCGTCAGAATGGAAAGACTCATCTTACAAGAATGCTTATTCTGGCTCACTTGCTCAAGTGGGATAGCAAGAACATCATTATTGCGTCTTCTAATCGCTCAATGGCCTTGGATACCTTTAGGCAAGTGGCTCATGTCTTTGAGAATAACGAGAACCTCATGGCGCTGGTCAAGCAGATCAGATACGCCAACGGCACCGAGTCTATTGAGATGAAAGACGGCCGCAGGCTTGATGTAGTAGCTGCAACTAGAGATGGCGCGCGCGGTAGATCCGCCGATGCGTTATTCCTCGATGAGATCCGAGAATGGTCAGAAGACGGGTACCGCGCAGCCATGCCGGTAACTCGCGCCCGCGCCAACGCGCACACATTTTTAACATCGAATGCCGGCGATGCGTTTAGCGCAGTGCTTAATCAGCTTAGAGAGCGCGCGCTTGATAACCCGCCTAAGTCGTTTGGCTTCTATGAATACTCTGCGCCGCAATATTGCAAGATAGATGATCCTAAAGCGTGGGCAATGGCCAATCCAGCTTTGGGTTATTTGGTTACCAAAGAAACTTTAGAAGAAAGCGTTGCAACTTCTCCCATAGAAAACACCCGAACCGAGTTGCTTTGCCAGTGGATTGACTCCCTAAGCAGTCCTTGGCCACATGGAATACTTGAGGAAACCAGCGACAGCTCTTTGCAGATCCCAGTTGGCGGATACACAGTCTTTGGCTTCGATGTATCGCCGTCAAGAAGAAATGCAAGTCTCGTTGCCGGCCAATTGCTCCCAGATGGCCGAATTGGCGTTGGCATCTTGCAGACTTGGGAAAGTGCTATCTCAGTCGATGATCTCAGGATTGCGGCCGATATAAAGGCTCATGCGGATCTTTATAGGCCTCGCCAAATCTGTTACGACAAATACGCTACCGCTTCAATTGCTGAAAGATTGCAAAATGCTGGTTGCATGACTCACGACATCTCAGGTCAGCAGTTTTATCAAGCATGCGGTGATCTTCTTGATGGATTGGTAAACCATCGCGTTGTTCACAATGGGCAGGCAAATTTAATCCAACAGATGAATAATTGCGCAGCAAAGGTAAACGACTCAGCTTGGAGAATCGTAAAGCGTAAATCTGCTGGCGATATTAGCGCGCCCATTTCTTTGGCCATGTGTGTCTCTATGCTTATGAAGCCACAACAGATTGCCGCTATCTACTCAGATTAAACTTTAACTAGTGTATAATTGCGGCCTATGGGTATATTCGATCGCAAGCCAAAAGTAATCGAAGCGCAATACGCGCCACAGGTCATGGGCGAGAATATGCCCAGCCTTTACAATGCGATCGTTGCTCGCGTCTCACGTCACGATGCCATGACTGTACCTTCGGTTGCTCGCGCTCGTAACTTAATCTGCGGCACTGTTGCGTCAATCCCTTTGGAGTATTACAAGACGTCAACTGGCGAAGTTATTGCACCGCCTCGCTGGATCAAGCAGCTGTCAAAGAACCAGCCTTCATTTATTACTCTCAGCTGGATCGTTGACTCACTTCTGTTTTATGGAGTCAGTTATTTACTTGTAACTGAGCGTTATGCCGAGGACGGCCGCCCAGCTTCTTTTGAATGGGTTGCTAATTCACGAGTTACATTTACAACCGATCTCGAAGGCATAATGGTCACGCAGTATTACGTGGATATGTCTCCAGTATCTATGAACGATATTGTGACTATCCAAGGCTTTGATGAAGGAGTGTTAGATCGTTCAGGTCGCACAATTCAAGCTGCGATCGATGTAGATCGCGCAGCCGCACTTAACTCAGCCAATCCTCAACCTGCTGGCTTTCTAAAGAACTCAGGCGCAGACTTGCCGCCTAATGAAGTTCAAGGATTGATTTCCGCTTGGAAGCGCGCTCGTCAAAATAACTCGACTGCTTATTTAACAAGCACCCTGGACTATTCTCCAGTTTCATTTAGTCCTAAAGATATGATGTATAACGAGGCAGTTCAAAACCTCAGCACTCAAATTGCTCGCGCAATGAACGTCCCGGCTTATTATCTTTCAGCCGATCAAAACACGACAATGACTTATGCCAATGTCCAAGATGAGCGCAAGCAATTTTATGCGCTATCGATCGAGCCTTACGTTCAGGCTATTCAGGCTCGTCTATCAATGGACGATATTTCAACTGCTGGCCATGAAGTCAAGTTTTGCGTTGGCGACACATTCCTAAAGCAAGATCCGCTAGTCGAGATCCAAGTTCTTGAAAAGTTACTTAGCCTTGGACTTATTACAACTGAACAAGCAATGGCAATGACAGATTTAACTCCTAACGGAAGCGAAGGTCTATAATGGATCAACTAATTATCGAAGCATCGTCAATCGAATGCAGCGAAGATCGCCGCGAGATCTCAGGCAAGATTGTGCCTATGGGAACTGGCGAGATCGGCAACACCAATATGGGTGGCGTCGTATTTGAAGCCGGGTCGATTGAGATCGCAGATCCAACCAAGATCCGACTTCTGGCACAGCATGACGCGAAAAGACCAGTAGGAAAAATGATCAGCGCCGAGACACGTCCAGACGGTATTTACGCTGTATTTCGTTTAAGTCGCAGCCAAGCCGGTGCAGATGCCTTGATCATGGCACAAGAAGGACTCGTTAGCGGGCTTTCAGTAGGTGCAGAAATCATCGCATCCAAGCCTTCACGCGAAGGACACATCGTCGTATCAGCAGCCAAGTTAAAAGAAGTTTCTCTAGTAACAGAGCCAGCCTTTAAGTCTGCTCAGGTTCTAGAGATCGCAGCAGAGGAAGTAGAACTCCCTGCTGAACCAAACACACCAACAGAAAGCGAGGCGGTCGTGGAAAATACTCCAGACACCGTAGCAGCACCAGAAGTTGAGGCAACGGCTGTTGAAGCCGCTCGCCCAACTGTTACAGCAAATCTCCAAGTGAAAGAGCGTATTGCTCCTCTCACATCTTCACAGTACCTAGATGCAAGCATCAAGGCAGCAATGGGAGACGACTCAGCTCGTCGTACTGTTCTTGCAGCAGATGACTCAACATCAACAAACACCGGCTTGACACTTCCTTCACACCTCAACACATTCCTAACAGATACTTTCTCAGGACGCCCAGCGTTCAATGCAGTAACTCGTGGATCACTTGCAGGCATCGATGGAATGTCTTTCACAATTCCACGCCTTTACACCAATGCGTCATCTGCTAACACAGCACCAACAGTTGCAGCAGTTAACGAAGGCGCAGCAACTTCAGAAACCGGAATGACCTCGGCCTATGACACGATTTCAGTCCAAAAATACTCGGGACTCAACGAAGTTAGTTTCGAGCTAATTGACCGCAGCTCACCTGCGTTCATGGAACTCCTAATGGCAGAACTTCGCAAGGCTTACGAGAAGGCAACAGATACAGCGTTGCTTTCAGCATTTGCTACTTCTGGAACAGTCGCAACATCAACAGCAGCGACAGCAGCAGGTCTGCAATCATTTATTGCTACTGAGTCAGCAGCAGCATACAAGGGAACTGGCGGCGATTATGCTAACCAGCTTGTAGCATCTACTGATCAATGGGCTGCCATCATGGGCTACGCCGATGATAACAAGCGTCCTCTCTACGCAGCAGCACAGCCACAAAACGCGGCTGGCGCTGTTTCACAGGGTTCAACAGTTGGCAACGTTCTTGGCGCTAACTTGATCGTTGATCACAACATCACCACTGCAGGCGTGATCGATGACTCAGCATTCCTAGTTGCACCGGGATCTGTGTACACATGGGAGTCACCTGCGACGAACTTGAGAGTTAACTTGCTCGGAACTGGCCAAATCCAGATTGCACTTTATGGCTACCTAGCAATTTACGTAGGCAAGTCTGGCAAGGGCGTTCGTCGTTACAACCTAACTTAATTAGTTAGAAACTAAGTCGCTGGCGGGGTAGTGCCCTTCTGCCCCGCCAGTCTTTAGAAAGGAGATCAAATGTCTTACACAACAGTTGCAGAGTTACGTACAGCGCTCGGCGTTGGCTCACTTTACAATGACGCAACCCTTCAAGAAGTGTGCGATGCGGCAGACAATGTGTTGATCCCTTTTCTATGGACAAACGACAATTTCAATGTGGGTCATAGCAACACGACCACAGAGGGAACACTATATTTTGACGAGTTAGTTACTGGCACTTATTACGTCGGCCAGTCAGTAACCGTTACCAAGAATGGCTCGCCTTTTAACGGTACTAAAACAATTACAGGCGTTGGCGAATACTCCATAACTTTTGCTGTAACTGGCACTCCAACAGCTACGGAGTATCACCCAGTCGTGCCTTATGGCGTAGTTTCAGGCGTCACTCAAAATACTTATTCATCAATTCCTGCCGTCAAAGAAGCCAGCCTAATGATCTCGATTGACATTTGGCAGAGCCGCCAAGCGCCTTCTAGCGGTGGCGTTACGGTTGACGGATACGCTCCAAGCCCGTATCGCATGGGTAACACATTGCTTGCTCGTGTTCGTGGCTTGCTTGCGCCTTATCTAGATCCGCGTTCGATGGTTGGCTAACCATGACCGCTGCTATATCAACCCTTCGAGGCACTATCGCCACAGCGTTAATAGATAACACGCTTTGGTCGGTATTCTCATTCCCGCCAGCAACTCCAATTGCTAATAGCATTGTAGTAAGCCCGGCAGATCCTTACGTAACGCCAAACAATAACGGCCGCAACACCATCGCGCCTTTGGCTAATTTTAATCTTAACGTGTTCGTGCCTTTGCTTGATAACGAAGGCAACCTAAATGGAATTGAAGAAATGCTGGTGGCTATGTTTAACAAGTTAGCAGCTTCTTCTATCGTCTATAATGTGGGAGATGTGAGCGCACCTAGCGTTCTCAATGCTGCATCGGGCGATCTTCTGACTTGCTCAATGCAAGTCTCAGTCCTAACGAGTTGGAGTTAAAATGACCCTAAATGAATGGGAAAAAGACAATGAAGCATTCCTGATCAAGATCGGTCAGATTGCTTCAATAGCACCAAAACCATCTACTAAGAAAGACGAGGAATAACCTAAATGGCAGTATTTCTAAGCAACTTGGTCGGCGTAAAGGTTAACTCCGTTGATCTTTCAGACCATGTAACAGCAGTAACACTTAACCGATCATTCGATGAACTAGAAGTAACAGCAATGGGCGATAGCGGACATAAGTTCGTTAAAGGCTTGGAAGCATCTTCAGTCACTATCGACTTCCTAAACGACACAGCATCAGCATCAGTCCTAGCGACTTTGCAAGCTGCGTGGGGTACTTCAGTAACAGTTGTACTATTGCAGAGCAAGGGAACAGCAGTCTCAGCGACTAACCCTCTCTACACAATGACCTGTTTGATAAACTCAACTACCGACATTAACGGCGCAGTTGGCGATATGTCTACACAGTCACTCACATTTAATGTGAATGGTACTGTTGCAGTAGCAACAACAGGCACATTCTAAATAACTAACTAAGGGGCAAAGCATGGCCAAGCTAAAGGTAACAAGGGCAGACGGAAGCATTAACGAGTACCAGATCACTCCGGCGATCGAGTACGCCTTCGAGGCTTACGCTAAGAAGGGCTTTCACAAAGCCTTTAGAGATGATGAAAAGCAGACCGATGTATATTGGCTCTGCTGGGAAGCAATCCGTCGGTCGGGTGAAACCGTTAAGCCGTTCGGGGAAGAGTTCTTGCAGACATTGACGCGAGTCGAGGTCCTAGACGATGACCCTTTGGCGTAGCGCGGGAGTCCTTCACCTATCTCGTAGCTCGATTGAGCTTAGAGACTGGACTTTCGCCACAAACTTTAATTGAACTAGATCACACAATGTTCAGGACTTTACTTCAAGCCCTGAAAGACAGAGCAAAGGAGCAGAGCGATGCCAGTAGAACTCAAAGGCGCCGTTCAACTTCGTAAAGCACTAAAAAAGTTTGAGCCTGATCTAGCAAAGATGACTACTAAAGAAATGTCTGCTGCGTTAAAGCCAATTACTAACAAGGCTCGCGGCTTCATGCCAGCAACAGGTTCAATGTTATCTGGTTGGACTTCTGCAACTTCATCAGCTGAAACAACTAACTATCGTCACTTCCCTAAATACGATCAAGCAGTTGCTAAAAAAGGAGTCACTTATTCAACAACTCCTTCTAAACCTAATAGAAGAGGATTTGTCTCTTTAGCTCGCATTATAAATGGTTCTGCTGCCGGAGCAATTTACGAAACCGCAGGGCGCAAAAGCCCTAGTGGTCAACCTTCTCAGGCTTCAACTAAAGGAAAATACAGCGATTACATTGATACATCTAATAAAGTTAACAAGTCTCTTAACCCAAACGCTGGCAAGCAATTTATTGATCGAGCTAATTCTTTAGGACCTTTAGTAAATGCTCGCCCACGTCAACAAGGTCAAGCTGGCAGAGCCACTCGAAAGATGACTGGCCGAGTAATTTTTAGAGCCTTTGCAGAAGATCAGGGCAGAGTCACAGCTGCGGTAGTAAAAGCGATTAGTAATTCTGCCATTGAGTTCAGGGCCAGAACTGGAGCTAAATAATGGAAAAACTTGGTATTGAAATTGCAAGCGTATTTACGGGCGCAAAAGAATTTTTAAGAGCAGACTCAGCAACTAAAAGCCTTGAAAAGAATGTATCTAAATTAGGAAAGGCTTTGCTTGCTACCTTTGGAACTGCAAAGGTTCTGCAATTTGCTAAGGCCAGCGCTAAAGCCTTTATTGAAGACGAGGCCGCCGCTTCTAAACTTGCTAATTCTGTAAAGAACCTAGGGCTTGCTTACGCTAACGATGATATACGCAAGTACATAGACTCATTAACTTTGGCATCAGGCGTGGCGGACAAAGAACTTCGCCCGGCACTACAGGCCCTATTGCAGGTAACTGGATCAGTTACTAAGTCACAAGCGATGCTATCCGATGCAATAAATATATCTCGAGGCTCAGGCGAGTCACTCTCTACTGTGGCCAACGATCTTTCCCAGGCATATGTCGGAAACCTTAAAGGTCTTCGCAAATATAATCTTGGCTTAACTAAAGCAGAATTAGCCGCGTCATCATTCGTAGATATTCAGAAGCGAATGAATGATCTCTTTGCTGGCGCTTCAACTGCTTATCTACAAACCTATGCTGGTCAAATGCAGATCCTTAGCAATACTGCTAGCGAAGCGCAAGAAGTTATTGGCAAAAACTTAGTAGATGCCTTAATGCTTTTATCTGGCAATCTAAGCGTAGAAGGCATATCCAACGACATGTTAGATTTAGCAAATTACACAGGCGATGTAATTTACGGCATAGGCGTTTTAGGAGAAAAATTAAGCAATCTGCCAGTAATAGGTGATATTGGTTTTCGTGGTTTAATCCAGGCAATTCCATTAGTTGGCGGATATATTAACTTACTAGCTGACGCAGGTGCTTCAGCCAAAGCCGCCAAAGGCGCTTTTAACTTTGCTTCTGGCGGTGGCCTTGGTACTGGTAGCACTAAAAGCATTACCGATCGTCAAGCAGCAGCAGCAGAAGCAGCTGCGAAGAAGCGTCAAGCAGAACTTTTAGCCGCACAAAAGAAACAAACAAAGGCAATTAAAGAACAAACAGCCCTAAAGAAGGCTGGCACTTTATTCGACATTGAACAAATAGGAATTATTGCAGCACTCCAAGCCAATGTATCGGCAGAAGATCGCAAGCGCTTAGAACTGCAATTAGCGATCCTTACTGGCAACACTTCAGAAGCTTCTAAACTTGCTGGAGAAATTGCTAAGTCTCAAGGTCTATCTGCGCAGTTGGCGTCTTACCTTGCTAATCTCCCAGATGCCAAAAACCCTTTTACTGGTTGGAAGTCTTACCTAGATATGCTTGAAGCGCAGGTTCGCGCTATTGCTGGCATGACTCCAATTGCTCCAATGTCCATCGCTGGCAATAACACTTCAGGAACTTTTAGCCCAGCAGTCCAGGAGATGATTACTAGTGGCAAGACTGTCTCTGCTAGAGCAGATGCAGCAGGCAATGTAAATGTCTATGTTGCAGGATCAGTTGTATCAGAAGCCGATCTAGTAGAAGCAGTCTCTAATGGCTTGCTAAATCGATCACTATCAGGATCTCCAAGTGCTATCGGCAGACTTAAAGGCTCGTTTGCAGGATGACGCTACCTGCTCAGATCAATGTATCTTTTGACTTTTCATCGGGTGCAACCTTTGGCTATCCCTTTACGTTAAATGACAGTAAATACGGATTATTAAACACAGGCACTTTATCGCTTTCAACAGTACCAGAGCCAGTAGTTGATTTAACGGCAGATACTCGACAGATCAGAATTACCCGCGGTCGCAATATCATGCGCGACACTTACGAGGCTGGCACTTGCACAGTCCGAGTTCTCGATCCTTTATCCTATTTCAACCCACAGAACACTTCATCGCCTTATTATGGACTTCTAAGCCCACTACGCAAGCTGCGTGTTTCGGCTTCTACAGGCGGCGTTAGTTACTTTCTATTCTCTGGATATACAACCGATTACCTTTACACCTATCCGCAAGGACAAGAGACTGGCTATGTGGACATTGTTTGCTCAGATGCTTTTAGACTTATGCAGCAAGCGACAGTTACAACAGTTGCCAGCGCAACGGCAGGGCAAGATACCGGCACTCGCATAGGCAAGATACTGGATCAAGTCTCATTTCCTACTTCAATGCGCACAATCGACACAGGCAACACAACCTGTGTGGCAGACCCAGCAACAGCTAGAACTGCCCTTGATGCGGTTAAGAACGCAGAGTTCTCAGAGCAGGGCGCGTTCTACTTTAACCAAGAAGGCACAGCGATATTCTTAAATCGCACGAATACAATCAAAAAGTATGGTGATACGCCTATTGAGTTTGATCAGACTACTGGCATTCCTTACACAAACCTAGTCTTTGCCTTTGATGACAAATTAATCATTAACTCTGCCGGTATGACTCGCGTAGGTGGCACTCAGCAAGTCTCAGAAAATGCAACCTCAATCGCTAAGTACTTCCCTCACCAGTCAAACCAAGAGAACCTAGTAGCCCAGACCGACACGGATACTCTTAACATTGCCAAGATTTATGTGGCAACTAGACAAGAGACAACCATTCGCATTGACGCGATGACGGTTGACTTGCTCGATACCGATGTTCCAACAACTACAATGCTTGATCTTGACTACTTCTCTAACCTAAAGATAACTAACGTTCAACCCGATGGATCGACCATTGTTAAAACTTTACAAGCACAGGGATTTTCATGGAATATAACGCCAAACTCCATGCAAGTAACTGTTACGACTCTCGAACCGATAATAGATGGGCTGCTTCTTTCATCGTCTATTTCAGGTATAATCGGCACTAACATACTGGCGTACTAGGAGATAAATAATGGCAAAACAGACCTTCACCGTTGGGCAAGTTTTAACGGCTGACCAGATGACAAGTCTGCAACAAACTGCAATGGGCGGCGGTTCTGCTACAGCTAAGACTGCCAGTTACACGCTAGTGGCCGCCGATGCAGGTACTACTGTCATTATGAACTCTGCTTCATCCACAACAATTACGGTTAATACATCGCTCTTTGCCGCTGGCGATACGGTTTTAATAGTTAATCAAGGCGCCGGAGTTTGCACAGTAACAGCCGGTACTGCCACAGTTAGCAGCGCAGGATCGTTAGCACTTAGCCAATATGAAACAGGGCAGTTGTACTTTTTAAGCACTAGCGCGGCTGTTTTTACCGATTATACGCAGGCGGCTGCTGCAAGCGGCTCAATGACAAGTATTGCAACCGGCTCATTTTCAAACAGCGCATTATCTTTGACGTCAATTAGTCAAGCATACAAAACGCTCATACTTATTATTAGCGACGCAGCAGGAAATAACGTAGACATGCAATTTCGCTTAAACGCAGACACAGGCAGCAATTACGCCTGGGTCAACTTACAAGCTCAAGACGCTGCAAACAATAGATCAACAGGTTCAACAAGTTTTCAAGTGAGTTATCCATATTTAGGCAATACTTACGCAGACAATACTTTTGTTTTGACGCTGCAAAATTATACAGATACGACTTCTTACAAACCTTTGCAATGTATGTATTCTGGAACAGGCACTTCAAACACAAAAGCATTAGCTTGGAGTGTAGGCACTTATGCGAGCGTTACTGCAATTACAGGTATTTCAACAGCAAACTCATTAGTCAGCGGTTCATACATACTATACGGAGTAAATTAATGAAAATCACAGAACATAACGCAGCGACAGGTGAAGTCATTACTCGCGATATGAGTCCTTCAGAAGCAACACAATATGAAAAAGATCAAGGCGAACGAGCAGCGCGTATTGCTAAACTCGAAGCAGACGCAAAAGCAAAAGAAGCCTTGTTAAAACGTCTAGGTATTACTGAGGCAGAAGCCGCTCTATTACTTGCATGAAGCCAACACTATGCGCTGCCGGTAAACAACTGAGAGAGCAGTTCGATGACTCCTTCCCGGATCGAGATCGTAGTTCCGATGGCTGGATTGCAGATGCCCGCCATCTTGCAGCAGGTACTAGCGACCACATTGCTGATTCAAAAACTGGAATTGTCCATGCCATCGATGTGGATCGAGATGTGTCTGGTAAAACAAAGCCCGATCTCATGCCCGATATTGCTGATCAGCTTCGTACCTTGGCAAAGTCGGATAAACGAATTAAATACATTATCTTCGCAGGTCAAATTGCCAGCGCTAAATCGTTATGGCGTTGGAAGCCTTATACAGGCATCAATAAGCACGATCATCATTGCCACATATCTTTCACTAGCAAAGGCGATGAAGATGGTTCGTTCTTTAATATCCCGTTACTAGGAGCAAGCAAATGAATATGAAACACCCAGCAGTTATCTCAGTCGGAGCATTCTTAGCCGTCTGGGGTACAACCTCAAACTTCTCACTCGATTACCGAGCAATCCTTGGTTCAATCGTTGCGGGTATCTTTGGATATGCCACTCCTAAAAAATGACGACTCAAGATTACTTAAATCTTTATATTGCCACACTTGCAGTAGTGGGTGGCTTGGCTGGGTATGTGATCACTCATTTGCTCTCGGAAATTAAACGCCTTAATGCGCGTGTTGATGAGATATATAACATACTTTTAGAGCGATAATTTTAATATGGCTCAGAAAAAGGTCATTGACCTAGACACCTACTCAGCTCTTGATGCTTGGGCAATCAGCTTGCAGGAAATGTACAGGGCGCTGCGGCGTGCTGGCTTTGAGGTTGATCTTGCACTTGCAGTTATAGTTGAGCCATCTGCTTATCCCGATTGGATACTTCCTAAACCCGACCTAATCCCGCACACTTGGGATGATGACGATGATGAGGATTAAAAATGAAAAGAACTGTAATCGTTCCCGATCTACAAGTTCCCTATCATGATGAAATAGCAGTAAGAAATGTTGCAGCTTTTATTAAGGCATACCGCCCAGATAGCGTCATTACTCTGGGAGACGAAATTGATCTCCCACAGATCAGCAGATGGACAGAAGGCACCGCCGGCTGGTACGAGCAAACACTTGGAGACGATAGAGACCAAGCAGTAGAAGTTCTCTGGTCTTTGGTAGAGCATGCCAAGGAAGCCCACATGATCAGAAGCAATCACACCGATCGACTTTACAATGTAATAATGAAGAAAATACCGGCATTCCTAGCCTTGCCCGAGCTGCGTTTTGAGAAGTTCCTTAAGCTAGAAGAACTTGGCATTACCTATCACAAGAAGCCTTATGCCTTTCAGAAAGGCTGGGTTGCTGTTCATGGTGATGAGCAGGCCATCAACCCTAATGCAGGCCTTACAGCCCTTGGGGCGGCTCGTAGGCATGGTTTAAGCGTGGTCTGTGGTCACACTCACCGCGCTGGGGTATCGGCCTTCACAGAGGCTTCTGGGGGCAAAATAGGGCGCATTCTGCGAGGCGTAGAAGGCGGGCACTTGATGGATGTGCGCAAAGCTGGTTACACCAAGGGCACAATGAACTGGCAACAGGCTTTTATTCTGGTTGAAGATACTCAGGTTACGCTCGTTAACTTAGAGAAGGATGGCACTTTCGTCGTTGCAGGCAGGCGCTATGGCAGGGCTAGATGATTTGCCAGATATACGGCGCACGATCGATGATGCCGTTGATGAGGCAGAATCGTTACCATTTCGTTACCAAAAAAGCCTAGACATAGCCTAGATCGGGCGTATTGTTCTACTCATGGAAGCGAGAACGGCTCGCGGAAATGAAAGGGCAAACAAATGAAAACAGCTATAAAGGAACTAGAGCAAGACTTTGAACGCCTCACAGAAACTTCAATGCGCTGGGAAGCAAGCACTTGGTTATCTCAGGTAAATGAAGGGCGCTTTGATGGAGCGCATGCCTTCCATCATGGTTATATCTACTGGTTTGAGTCTTACGCTCATTTGGTAGCAGCTAAAGCAATACTCAAAGATATGGGCGAAGATTATTCAGTCATGAACGACACATGGTCTGAGCAGTGGTGCATGACTACTACTTATGCAGAGTTAGTGTGGCAGCGATGAGCATTCTCCAGCTAATCATTTGCGGCATTGCATTTCTTATGTTTTTTATTGGCTATAAAATAGGCCACCGAGATGGTTACATAGTAGGCCGAAAAGCAGTGCGCAAGCATTATGCGCAGCTTGAACAGGTAAGAGCATGAAGCATGGAGAAATCTTGCAGAGTGCAACGGATCTTTATCAAGAGCGAGGATTGCATTACGGCCATCCAAGCGACAATATGGCAAGAGCAGCAAGGCTTATCAGCGCCTATCTGGAAATGCCGGTTGAGGATTATCAAGTTGCAGTCATACTCTCGCTCGTCAAAATCGCCAGAACTATTGAAGATAGCCAGAAGATCGACAGTTGGATCGACTCAGCTTCTTACCTTGCCATCGCTGGACAATTAGCTACTGAAGGGAATGAGTTATATGTTTAATTTAGAGGATTATGAAACGGTCGAAGATCGCCTAACTAAGTTTTGGAAGGATCACCCTGATGGTCGAATTGAAACTGCTCTGGTTGAGTCAACGCTGCAGCGATTTATTGTTAAGGCTTCTGTTTTTAGAACTGAAGTGGATGCACAGGCTTGGACAACTGGCTTTGCAGAAGAAACCGTCTCAACGCGAGGAGTTAATTCTACATCGGCGCTTGAGAACTGCGAAACGAGTGCGATCGGTCGTGCACTCGCTAACGCTGGCTATGTTACGAAAGGCAAACGCCCTAGCCGCGAGGAGATGTCTAAAGTAAAGGCTAACGAACCTAAGCCATTATTGAACAGGCTAGAAGAAAAGATCATTACAGAAGTTGAAAATGATCCTTGGACAGTAAAGGCAGTTGCTCCGGCAGGTACAGCAGCAGAAGCTGTTGCGCTGGTTCAAGAAGTATTAGGGGCAACCAAGATCGATAAGAACATTCCTCACTGTGCTCATGGTGCTCGTATTTGGCGCACAGGTAACAAGAATGGCAAGCCTTGGGCAAATATGAGCTGTAGCGGTCAGCCTGCTCGCTTGGAGACTTGGGCTAACTTTAATAAGTGCGATCCAATTTGGTATGTAATAGACAACAATGGCGCATGGAAACCGCAAGAGGTGCGAGCATGAGTGGCTTACAGTTTATGAACCAAGATGGTGAGTGGGAGTCATTCCCGACCGATGATGAGCTGTATGCTAAGAAACGGCAGCGCGAGGCGGTGCTTGATGCGATGCAAGTGAGGATATTGTGCCACCTATGCAACGAACCGGTAGCCAAAGAAGAACTAGCTTTCTGGATAGCAGGGCGGGCGCTCACTTGGTCTTGCAAGAAATGCCACGCGGTCAATGAGTCAAAGCCGCAAATATAGAGGCTTCAGAACGGAACGAGTGGTGGCAGATTATCTGCAGCGCTGGTGGGAAGGTGCTTCAGTAGGTCGAGGTTCTGGGCGTGACATTCTCAATGTTCCGTTCGACTGCGAGGTCAAGGCGCGCACAGGACTCGATGTAGTAGGGACACTCCGCCAGATCGAAACTAGAACAGCAGAAAGCGGGCTATTGGGGTTTGCTTGCTTTCGGCTTAATGGGCAAGGTGAGACAGCAGAGCAGTATGTTGCAATGCTCCGCCTTGGCGATCTGGTGGAGTTACTACGAGCTGCTGGTTATGAGAACCGCAGAGATAGCGTTAAAGACTCAGACATAAGGCGCTGCAATCAGTGTGGTGAATGGACAATAAATGATCCCTGTAACTGGTGCGAGTCGCAGTAATGGAGAAGAATACTCTGCAAGACTTAGCCGTTGGCCTTTGGACTGCCTATGAATACGGGCTACCCGATACGCCGGTGAGAGTTGCCAGAACGGCGCTGTTTATACTGGAAAGGGAAGGTTGGATTATATGTCGGGCTACGGGCGAGGAATAGAAAAAGGAGACGAGCATTACACGCCAGCTTGGGTCTTTGAGAAGCTGAAGGTGAAGTTCGATCTCGATGTGTGTGCTCCGCCAGAAGGCAGAGGCATTGCGCCGGCGCATTACTGCGAAGAACAGGACAGCCTTATTCAGCCTTGGTTCGGCAATGTGTGGATGAACCCGCCATATTCAAAGCCTGCACCTTGGGTTGATAAGTTTATAGAGCATGGGCAAGGGATAGCTTTGCTGCCCATGACTCGCGGCAAATGGTGGGATAAGATTTGGAATGCCAGCGACTCAGTGGTGCCATGTGAGTATAACTTTACGTTTGTAAGGCCAGATGGCACTGAAAGAATGATCATGTTTAGAACTATGTTCTTCGCTATTGGCATGGAGAACGCTACCGCCTTGGACAGCGTAAGTCAGAACAGAGTGCGCTAGTGCCGATTTATGAGTTTGAGTGTACGAATGAGCTTTGCGAAGCCAATCTGCGTTATGAGAAGGAGCTAAAGATCAATGAGCCACATGATGTTGATTGTGGGTTCTGCCATGAACCCATGCGAAAAATATACAGTAGCTTTGGCATTGTATTTAATGGCACTGGCTTCTACAGCACGGATAAGTAATGAAGTTGCTTGACCTATTTTGTGGCGCTGGTGGGGCATCTGTGGGCTATCACAAGGCTGGCTTTGAGGTTACGGGCATTGACTTAAAGCACGGCAAACGCTACCCATTTACATATATTAAGGGCGATGTTATGGATTACATTCATGATGTTGATTTCCTGCGTTCATTTGATGTAATTCATGCTTCACCCCCTTGCCAAACATTTAGTGCAACCAAGCATCTGCGCAACGCACAGGGTAAAGGTACAGATAAACAAGATTTGGTTGAACCGGTAAGGTTTGCCCTTCTAGCCGCTGACGTGCCTTATGTTATTGAAAATGTTATAGGCGCACCTTTGCTGAACCCAGTAATGTTATGCGGTTCTGCCTTTGGCTTAAAGGTTCGCCGGCATAGATTATTTGAGTCTAGCCGTAGCCTTGTTGGTACTAAATGCCTGCACAAAGAACAAGGCAAACCTGTAGGAATATATGGCTCAATGCGTGATGAAATCCCAAATGGCGGGCATACAGCTAAAACAATGCAAGAAGCCAATCAAGCAATGGGTATTGAATGGATGATTTGGGGTGAATTGGTTGAGTCAATTCCACCCATGTACACAAAGTTTATAGGAGAGCAATTATGCGCCACGCCGTTCTGAGCAGGACTTATGCGAATGTACTAGGTCGCTTTGGTACTCTATCGGCTAGAAGCCCTCAAGGCTTCAGCTCGCGCCTGAAAGGCGTAGCGCGAGAGTTAGCCGCCGCTATTGGCATACTTTTATCTATAGCAGGCATGCCTAGAGCAGAGGCTTCAATAGTGCCATTAAAAGCATTAGCTGCTTATCAGTTAACAGATGCTCAGTATGAATGCCACAATGAGATTGTTTATATAGAGAGCAGATGGATAGCAAATGCAGTAGGCAATAAGACCGGCACCAAGCAGACTTATGGTTACTATCAGCTAAAGAGTGAAGCTGCTAAAAATAAGCCTTATGACTACCAGTTTGAGATGTATTGGTACTATGTATCAAAGCGCTATGGTCTTACTAAGTATGATGAGCCTAACTATTGTGCAGCTCTTAAGCATCTCAAGATTAAAGGGTGGCAGTAATGGCAAAGCGTGGTGATCCAAGATTAAGTAGAAACTATAAAGCGTTTAGATTAAAGGTGCTTGCTCGCGACCAGTGGAGCTGCTTCTATTGCCAAGCTCCAGCCACAACGGTTGATCACATTATCCCAGTGAGTAAGGCGCCTGATCTAGTGGTGAACTACGAGAACGCAGTGGCTTGCTGCAAGTCATGCAACAGTGCCAAGGGCAGCCGGAACCAAGCGAGTTTTTTAGGTAGGGTGCCTAC